CATAGAAAATGCTGGTGGCATAACCACTTGCAATTTCCATCAGGCGGGTTGCGCCTGCAAATACCTGTCCACCTATTAGGTTTACAGGCTTTAGACCGTAAGGGGCCGAGACTGTAGGATAAGCCATTTAAGACTCCTATAAATTTAAGTACCAGAACCGAAAGTAACCTTAGTTTTTCTCTCTGCAAAGAGAGGCATCCTAGGATCATTTTCACGAAGGAAATTGTTATCCACCGAGTCAATCTGAGACTTATTTTGCTTGTCGTAATAATCGGCACGCTGCTTTAAGAACTCTTCAGGAATACGGCACAATAACAGCCCACCAATTTCAATACCGCCTTTAAAGCGGCCTTCAACGGTGGCGTGCATCATCAACTCAGGATAATCTTCTGCTTTGCAGGGTTCATATCCTTCACGCATCTTTGAAGAAATGTTACTAGGATCAGCTTGACCCATCGTGCTAACGCGAACGTATCTATGTTTCCAACCGGGACGGTCTTCGGGCATAGGAAGTGTTTCAGGCGGACGCCACGATTCGGGGCGGTAAGCAGCCTTACGGGTTTCTAATTCGCGGCTCAGACGATTTTGTGTTTCAGCCATTCTCATTCTCCATTTCTAAGTAAAGCAACCTGTCTAGCATATTCCTCAATCGGCACCCCAAGACGACGCGCGGTCGCAACCTCAGACTGCTTTAGACGGATACGTCCAGGTGGTGTGCTACGAGTAGCCGGGGCTACAACATTAGCAGGTCGTGTTGCACGGCGAGGAGCCTCCTCCGCGTCCGGTTTTGTAACTCTTTTAGAAGTTGTTACCTCTTCGCTCCCGTCATCGAAATGCTCGGGGAATCTTCGACGCATGGTAGCGTCTATAGTGCGGAAGTACTCATCCGAACCAATATAAGCCGCACCATACTCGCGTTGTAATTTCTTGTCAAGCCCCATCGCCATGCTTGTCATTTCCTCGTCTTTTCCAAACCAAGTTTGGTTATCGTCAAGCCACTCTTTAGTACGTGGATTGATCTGAGGAGCAGGTTGCTGAGGCGGCGCAGGTTTGAACTCAGGCTCTTTAACCGCTATGGGTCTCATCCCTGCGGTCTTATCTACCTTGACTGCTGCGCGAGCAATAGCCTCTTGTGCTTCAACGATCTTGTCAGAATCACCTTCTTCAAAGGCTTTCTTATATTGCTCTTTAGCCGATTGAAGTTCTTTGGTCGCAGCTGACTTAGACTGCTCGACCATAATCTTGCTACCGTCAGCCAGTTTAGCTTGGAGTTTTTTATTCTCCTCGTAGACATGACGCGCAAATGTTTCAGCCGCCTCGCGCTCGCGCAGGGCTTCTTCTTTGGCTCTGCGTTCGTCGTGGTAGCCTCTTGTAAACTTCTTAATCCGTTTCTGGACCTTCTCGTCGTAAGAAGCCAGTTCTTCGTCTGTAACTTCATCTACAGGAGCAGCGGGCTTGCGGCCACGGTCTTCTTCTGGAGTGTCGTCTTCAATCTCAATCTCAAAGTCTACTTCTGAGGGTTTACCCTTAGTATTCTCAATTTCGTGAGGAAACTTAAATTCCTCGCCTTGTATTTCTGCCATGATTTTTCCTTAAGCAGCGCGGCTAATTCCACGCGGATCTTCCACAACAGCCTCAATCGAATCATCATTGATGATGCGAAACTCTCGGCCATGAATTTTCAGGCGTGTACCTGAATTGGGGCGGACAATGACAAAGTCACCTTCCTTGCAGCTAGGTCCACTAGGGAACCGAGTAGCGTCTTTGTAGCAGTCAGGACCAAGCTTGACTACAAATAATACTGAGGTCAGTACTTCTTCGTAATGCATGGATTGACCAGCTTTGATAAGGCCAACTTCGCTATTAGCGTACTCTTCCATAGCTTCTGGCACAACGCATAAAACGTGAAACGTTTTAGGATCTGGCAACTGCTTAGCTTTCTCTTCAGCGTTCTTATTCAGAATGCCAGAAAGATTCACAGCGGATACATTAAACTCACTCATCTTCGTAATTCTCCATTTTCTGCACAAGGTTTCTGACAAGTTGTTCTGCATGAGTCAAACCCCGGATAACTCCGCAGACATGCCGATACTCGGCAAAATCTTTAGCCCCTCCTCCATTAAGGAAGACGGCTTGATCATCACGGAGCTTGTCAATCTCCGAGATGATGTGTGCTAGTACTTTGTGGTCCAATTACTCTCCTTTTTTAGGTAACTGATAATTCTGTTTAGACTGCGCTTTATTAACAACAGCCGAAGCACGTTGATGTGACATCTGCGCTTTATGTTTGGCGATGTCTGCGCCAAGTCTTGCACCTTCAAGCTCTGTGTGTTTAGCTAACTTGTCGCGTGCCGCGGCTGCTGTAGCTGCAACCTGCATAGCTGCAATTTCTTTTTGCGCTGCAATACGAGACTCTTCAACACGGATCTGGTCAGCTTTAGCGGCTGCTTCAATCTGTTGCTTTTGCTGTTTTAATTGCAACTCGCCTTGTTTCAATTGCAACTCTTGCATCTGCATCTGGACAAGCGGATCTTGCATCTGTTGTTGAGCCTGTTGCTGCTGAGCTTGCTGTTGATTGCCTTGAGTAATAGCGGCGGATGCTTGCGCAACCATAACTGCCACTTGATCTGCAATTTCTACAGGCACTGCTTTGTTCTGCTCTTCCGTTGGCAGCGACACACCAATACGCATCTCAACTTGCTTGCGATATTCAAAACCTAAATGCTCATTGACGTGAGCCATGATCGCGCCTTGGATTTGCTGAGCCATAGGGTTCTGTTGTAACAACTGCATGATCTTGGGATCTTGCAACATAGACATGTGAACAGCGATGTGTGCTTCATGGTTCTGCTCCATGAATGCTTTGACAGGTTTCTTACCTGTAAGAATGTTTTGATTCTCTTGTACTGGATCAACAGGTATTTGATCTTCTTCAACAGGTACAAGCTTCGCAGCGTTCTTAATGCCTAGCACTTCAATCATCTGACGATGAAGAAGTGGCATGTCATATAACTGTGGAGCAGTCTGCGCTAGTTGCAACGCAGCTTGATACTGAACAATCTTCTGCGCCATTGTTGCCGCGTTGGGATCAGACACAGGAATAACTTCCACAGTGTCGTAGTCAGCTTTCTTAGCTTTGCGATCACCTTCTTCTGGGTCGTAGTTGTACTCTTCTGGTGTGTAGTCAGCAATGATGTTCTTGAGCAATTTAAACTCTTGACGCATTGAGAAGTGCATACGTGCTTGCACAGCCCCCATCACTTTTAGCTGACGCTCTAATAGAGCAAGCGTAGTACCCACGGGTGCTTGCGCACTCATGTCACTGACATTCATATCTCCTGAAGAGGCAAACTGACGGCCTTCTTGCACAATGTTCTGGAACAAGGCAAAGAGAACCTGACTGGGTTCCTTGTAAGGCAACGGCAAAATGTTGTCTCGGATTGATCCACTCGGTACATCAACGTCACGAAATTCCCCGGGTTGAATTGGCGTGTCATCTCCTTTGAGTCTAAGGCCGCGAGACTTAAGACCACCGGGTAAATTAGACAAAGTGCCAGCATCAACGAGCTGACGAATAAGCATAGTCGCTGACTTGGCGTAGCCGCCGATGAGGTGGATGAGTCCAAATCCATAGAAGCCAAATCCTGAAGGAATGTATTGGTAGTGAATCAAGTGTTCACGTTTAGTATGAAGCTCATCATCTTCGTACCAATTGCGACGAATAGCAAGAATAGTAGACGTACCCTTCTCGATGGTCACAATATATGGCAGAGCAATACCTGTTAGCTCTCCATCTTTATCTGTGTCTTCATAACCGGGCAAATCCAAATCAACCTGCATCTCAAGTATGCGATAGCGGTCGTCTTGAATAGCTGAGAAGCCTTGCTCTTTAGCTTTCTGCTTCTCAACATCATCAAGCTCTGTTGACGGATCGCCTAACAAAACATCACTGTAAAACCCAGCAGCCATAAGTTTGACTAGCTCATTTTCTGTTTTACGCATCACATGAGTTACGCGTGGGGATGTAGACAAGTCAGACGCACCATACGGCACAACAATATCTTCAGCGGGAACAAAAATAGAAACCTGACGACCACGACTTGGGTCGTAGTAAACTTTCTTAAACGCGCTACCAGCAAGCGGCAATGACCACAACATCTTCTCATGTTCTGGACGATACTCCTGCATTACATCAGTAAGCTGGTAGTTCATGTCCTCGCGCACGCGAGCGGCTGCTTCTTCTTTCTCGGGTGTGTCCTTACCAATAATCTGTGTCTTCACAGGCCCGGAGGCGGGGAATGTCTCCATAATGCCTTCGCTCTGAAAGCGAACAACAGACTCTGTCAACATAGGGTGAAATACACCACAAGCACCAGCCCAAGGCTCTGTTCTATCTTCGTACTTAAGTCCAAGTAATTTCAAACCATCAACGTAAGTTTGAATCCAATCTTTGCGGTCGGTCTGGTCTTTATCAAAGTCAGATACCAATTCAGATGCAAGCGTAGCAAGTGCGGAGTCAGTAATGTAGTCAGCGAGGTTGTCGTCAAACTCATCATCTGTTTCTTTTTGTGGTGTTAAGTCAATCTCAATATCACCTATGCCAATCTTTACGCTCTCGGGATCTTCAATCTCAATCTCAATAGGCGCATCTTGTTCTTCGTCAAGACCTAAAGGTGCTGCGTATAAACTTTTTTCCATGAAACTCGTTGCCATTTTTAATCCTTAAACCGTGTAGTAGCCTTGGCCACGCTTACTCTTAAATAGTGGTATTGGATCAGGCTCGTCAGTTGCAAGCTTGATAAACCCACCTTGTCTAAACCGCATGAGTGCTAGTGTTGTTGAGTCAACCAAGTCATCGTTAGTGCCAGACGGAAAGTCATTGCACTCCTCAATAACTTCTTTTGCCCATCTGCGATCAGGTGCAAATACTACTCCGCCTTGAAATAGCGCAGACACCGCATTAACCCGTGCAATCTTATCTTGTCCTTTACCCGGAGTAAACTCTCCCACAGGTATGCCCATCCGTCTAAACTCTTGATAGAGAGCTGAGCCGTTAGACTTCTTCTCTACAATAAACGCATCAGGCTCCCAGTCCCTATATTCTTCAAGGATCAGTGCTTTAAGTTCTGGGTACTCAAGCCGTCTCTTAATAGAGTTGAGCAAGATAACAGCATAGTTCTTTGTGTCCTCGTTGTAAAACACACCCCAAGTAGTCAGGGCGTTATAGTCAGCACGGTTGTTAGATTCCTGTGCCGCATCAAGACTCATGATGGTGAACTCGCAGTCGGGTGGATCATCCTTGTCCCAAATCTGCCACCACTCTCTCTTAATAAGAGCGCCTTCTTCAGACACAGGGTTCTGCATGTACTGGGCTTGCCAGTAACGGGGGTCCATACCTGCTTTTTTAGACAGTAGTTCCTCGATAGACCAGAACGCACCCCACAGTGGTTTGTCTTCAATAATGGCTGGGAACTCGACTACTTCCCAAGGGTCTACCCCCTCTTCTCGACCCATTTGGGCAATAATTTGCCCAGTTAAGTCAAGTTTAGACCACCTTGTCATCACGATAATGATAGCGCCTCCCGGCATAAGACGCTGCAAAGGGCCTGACTGGAACCATTCCCAAGCAGGAATAAACACGTCTGGGCGGCCTGTTTTAGCCTCCTGCTCAGAGTGTGGGTCGTCAATAATGAAAAGATCAGCACCACGACCGGCCAAAGCGCCACCAACACCAATTGCAAAGTATTCTCCATTGAAATTTGTCCCCCAACGTGATGCAGACTTACTGTCGGCCTGCAATTCGACTTGCGGAAAGATGTCTTTATAGGTGTCTAAACCGACCAAATTACGTACTCTACGACCAAAATTGGTCGCTAAATCCGCTGTGTGGGAGGCCATAATGACCTTCTTATGAGGGTATTTACCTAGAAACCATGCTGGTGCAAGGTAAGAAATGAGTTCAGATTTGCCATGACGCGGTGCAATATTGACAATTACGCGCTTTTTCTTGCCTGCTGCTATCTCTTCAAAGATTCTGGCAAGCCTTCTGTGGTGCGGACCTACGATATAGCCCGGATATACATGGTTTGCAAACTCTAAGAGTGAGTCTTTACCTACATATTGGACTGATCCGTTGTCGTATTCCTTTAAAAGCTCCAAAGTTGCACGTTTTTCGTCATCCGGCATGAACGGCACGGAGTCTTTGATCTTTTTTACTTGCTCAGGTGTTATTTTCACTACGGACTACCTTAGCATGGACGTCAATTGTGCGTTTTTCAAGCCTTTGGAGCGTTTCAAGCAGCTCTATCTCAACTTCATCCATAGATTTATGTTTAATAGTGATCTCTGAGCGTTTCTTGAACGCATCCACACCATCAACTTCACCTAAAGCCTTGATCGCACCGAGTCTGACCTTGGGGTCTTGACTGTCTGTCTCAAGCAGTAGCTTATTTACTACATATTTCTTCAAATCAACTAGCTCGCGCACAACCATATAGTCGTACTGGGCAACCATACCGGCTAGGTAGGCAATAGTTTCATTAGGGTATTGGGCAAGATTGGGGTCAGCCTTGTTCATAGCGACTTGCTCTACCACTTTCATGGCTTGCCCACGATGTTCTTCTGTAACTTCTACAGGTTTACCTTGTAAGTCAGCCAGCATCTTGACTGTTCTGGCCCGCATTTCAAGCTCTTCCTTGACGGAAAGCTCGGGCATCGCTTCTGTGGCTGAAGCGGGTATCGGCACGTTAGCATCAATGTTTGGTACTAGGTCTTGCATAGGAGGAAAGTTGGCACTCCGTTAATGTTTTTTTAATATACCACATATTTTATATAGGGAGGTAGGAATCCTATAGGGGGGGTTTTCCCTAATGGGCTTAGTTTGATACCCGTGACAGAAAAGAGAAGGGGGTGGGGGGTGTTTTTGGAAAGTGCGCGGTTATT